ACAGTAACTCGTCTTTTATACGAAGATGGTTATAAATTAACAAATGGGGCAATGGCAATTGTTGCAACATCAGCATCAGTTAGCCGTGTAACTCACGTATTACACCCAACTCAACCAATTACAACAACAGGTGCATCTGCTGTATTTGAAGACTCAGTTCTTTTAGATGCAGGTTCAGGTTCATTTGCAATTAAAATTTCTGGTTCATATGCCGCAGCATCAAATGATGCAATTGGTTTTGATGGGTCATTCTTAATTGCAGAAGGTGTTGCAATTTCAGGATCAATCGTAGCATCTAGCAATAAGTATGTTAACAAAGTATTCGGGGCATCTCCTAAATCTGTTGATTATCCAGTATATGTACAATATGAAGATAAAACTGCATCATCTGCATTTGCTAATTTAGGCGATGTTACATTATCATTAGTTAAATATTCTAATTATGAATTTTTACAAGATTATAATACCGCAGCAACTCCATATATAACATCGCAAAAAATTGGAAGTGTTACTAAAGATTTATTTAGATTCCATACATTATCACATGGTACATCTGTAAATCATGAAGTTAAAGTTGGTATTTTTAATGTTAGATCGGCTGATGAAGTAACAGATCCAAATGGTTATGGTGCATTTAGTGTAGAAGTACGTAGAGTTAATACATCAAACATTGTTAATTCTCCATATTCATCTCAAGATACAGATAAAACACCAGATACAGTTGAGATATTTCAAAATGTAAATTTAGATCCAACATCTCCACAATATATTGTAAATGTAATTGGTGATCGTTATCAAACAGTAACAGATGCTAATGATTTAGTAGTAAATGGTGATTATCCAAATAAATCTAAATTTATTCGCGTTGAAGTAACAGATGCTGTGAAATATGGTACAAATGAAAAATCTTTAATTCCATTTGGATTTAGAGCATTAACATCTCCGATACCAAATGCAAGTTCTGCTAACTTAACTGCTGCTACATATGTAACAACACAAGTTCAAACAACATATAGCGTTAAAAACTATTTTGGATTTGATTTTACTAATGTAACAAACTTAAATTATTTAGCACCAACTCCATCGTCAGGCTCGACAGCTGGTAGCAATGTAGATTTCTATTTAGGTGATGTTAATCAAGATGCTGCAGCAGGATTCCCAACAGCAGCTGCTCCATATTCTGGGTCAGTTGAATCTGCATTAACAGGTGGTACATTTACAGATAATATTTCATCATATACTCGTAAATTCATTGTACCATTTCAAGGTGGTTTTGATGGAACACGTCCTAACTTACCAAAATATTCAGGTAAATGGATTGCATCTGGAAATGTATTTGGATTTGATTGTGCAAATAGTACATCAACTGGTACTAAAGCGTATAATAAAGCATTCACATTATTGAGTAACACTGATTACTATGATATGAATATGATTGTTACACCAGGTATATTAAATACAAAACATAGTGCTGTAACATCATTAGCAATCAATTTAGCAGAAACACGTCAAGATACATTTTATGTAATGGACTCAAATGCGTTAGAAGATTCAATCACAACAGTTGTTTCCGATACTACTACATTAGACAGCAGTTATACAGCAACATATTGGCCATGGGTTAGAGTTGTTAATCCTTCTAAAAACGTTCCTGTTTGGGTACCACCAAGTGTTGTATTACCAGGTGTATTAGCATTCAATGATAAAATTGGAGCTCCATGGTATGCCCCTGCAGGTTTAACTCGTGGTGGTTTAACTACGGTATCTGATACATATGTTAACTTATCACAAGCAATGCGTGATACACTGTATGAAGCTCGTATTAATCCTATTGCGAACTTCCCTAATGAAGGAGTAGTGGTTTGGGGTCAAAAGACATTACAAGCTAGACCAAGTGCATTAGACCGAGTATCAGTGCGCCGTTTATTGCTAGAACTTAAAAAATTCATTGCATCATCAACTCGTTATTTGGTATTCGAACAAAACACAGATCAAACTAGAAATCGTTTCTTATCAATTGTTAATCCATACATGGAACAAGTTAGAGCGAAACAAGGTTTATATGCGTTTAGAGTAGTAATGGATGCATCGAATAACACACCAGATGTTATTGATAGAAATATTTTATACGGTCAGATTTTCTTGCAACCAACAAGAACAGCTGAGTTTATTGTATTGGATTTCAATATTCAACCAACTGGTGCTCAATTCCCGAATTAATAAATAATTTAAATTGTAAAATAAAGGTGAGATTTAGTTCTCACCTTTTTTACTTTGCTAATATTTATTTATAAAATAGGATAATGAAATGGCAGGATTGCAAGATCAGATAAACCCAAATTTAACATATGTTGATGAAATTGGAATGTTTTCAAATGCATATAGTTGGGAACCGAAAAAACAACATCAATTTATATTATCAATCGATGGACCAGGTGTAGCTATACCATCATATTTAATTAAAGCATCAGGTAAACCACAATTAACTCAAGGTGAGGTTACTTTAGATCATATAAACGTACAACGTTATGTGAAAGGTAAATCTACTTGGAATGCTTTATCAATAACATTATATGATGCAATTGTACCGTCTGGAGCACAAGCAGTAATGGATTGGGTATTACAACATCACGAATCTCATACTGGTAGAGATGGATATTCTACATATTATAAAAAAACATTAACATTGCAACAATTATCACCATTAGGTGAAATTATCGAAGAATGGAAACTTTACGGGGCATTTATAACAGATTCAAATTGGGGCTCATTAGATTGGGGAACAGAAGATGTTGTTACAATTGAATTATCACTTAGATATGATTGGGCACAATTAAGCTTCTAATATTAAAATACTAGATTCTAGAATGGGAGACTAACTATCTCCCATTTTTTGTGGCTTGTATATTTATAATAAAGGTTATTTAAAAAAGGAGTTATTATGACACAGATGACAGATCGTGTACAAAATCAAAAAATTATAGAATTAGCAAAACAGCAATTTGAACAAGTTAAAAAAAGTAAATTGCCAACAATTATTGCCGATTTACCGAGCCAAGGTAAAGTATATCCATCGGATTCAATATTGAGTTCAGGTCAAATAGAAATGCGATATTTAACTGCATATGATGAGGATATACTAACTAATATATCTTATATTAAAAATGGAGTTGTATTCGATAAATTATTAGAATCAATTATAACATCTCCGGTTAATGTTGCTGAAATAATTTCATCAGACAAAGATGCATTGATTATTAATGCTAGAATATTAGCATATGGCGATGATTATGCCGTATCGGTACCAGATCCTAAAACAGGTAAACAATTAGATACTACATTTAAATTAAGCAATTTAAAACCTAAAACATTTAATTTAACTAATAACGACCGCGGAGAATTTAGTTATACTGTTAGTGATACTACTCAACTTAAATTCACATATCAAATACAAGATGGAGATGGTTCAATTGTAGATTTTTTAGAACAAACAATTACCGAAGTTAATGGTAATCGTAATAAAACAGATATTTCAGATTTTATTCGTTATGAATTTTTAGCAATGGATTCTAGAAAATTTAGAAAATATGTTAAAGACAATATGCCAGGATTAGATATGAACTGTGAATTTGAAGGTGAAGATGGGAGCACCTTCATTGCCGGGTTTCCAATTAGCGCAGACCTTTTTTGGTTTTAAACCTAATGACCGAATCACGCTACATGAAAATTTATTTAATTTAGTATGGCGAGGTGAAGGTAGATGGGACTGGGATACTGTGTATCATATGCCTATCATGCTACGTCGATTTTGGATTAAAAAAATAAATAAAATGGATTCTGATGCTGAGGCAAAAGCTGAAGAAATGTTAGCTAAAGCTAATGCTAAGAAATCGGCTCGAAAAAATTCTAGATAATATTTATTATAAATTGAAATGAATATATGAATCCAGAATATTTAATACTACAACGATTAAAACAATATCCGCGACACGGTATGAGTTTAGGCGATTTAGGATCTGCTGCTGGCGAGACTGGAAAAGCAATTCTAGAAACAATTGCTAGAGTTACGGAACTAGATAATAGTATCTTAAATTTAAATCGAGGTATTGGTAAAGCTGTTGGTATTAATGAAGCATTAGCAGATCAATTTAAAGATTTAGCTGATAAATCATTATATTTAGAATTACGCAATAAAGAAATAAATAAACAGTTTGGTGTAACATCGGTATCTGCTGCGAGATTAAGTAGTAGATTCCAGGTGTTAGCTGAAAGTATTGGTAGTACCGGTACTCAAATGCAGCAGTATGCTATCAATATGCGTAGTATAATACCATTAGTAAACCAAGTAACAAAATCTAATAATCCATATTATAAATCATTAAGCAGAATACAGCAAGTATTAACTACCAATTTAGGATTAACATCAGAACAAGCAGCAAACTTTTCACTGTTAGCAATGCAATCTGGTAAATCTGCAAACGAACAGTTAGCACAAGTTGGTGCAATTTCTAAACAATTAGATCCAACCGGTGATATTGGTATGTTTAAACAGTTAGTTGAAGGTTTAGCAGAAACCACATCTGATTTACAATTACAATATGGAAAAATACCTGGTAATTTAGAATTAGCTATTTTAAAATCTAAAGCATTAGGTTTCAATATGGCAGATCTAAAACGTACAGCTGACAATTTATTAAATATTGAAAGTAGCATTGGCGACGAATTAGAATATCAACTTTTATCGGGCCGACGTTTGGTAGGTTCAAAAGAAGCTCAAGCTGAATTACAAGGTAAAAGTTTAACAAATGCATATCGTGAAGCTGCATTGCAACGAGATGCTAGTAAACAAGCAGATGTATTAAATACAATTTTAGAACAAGAAGGCGATACATTAGAATCTAATATGATTGCTCGTCAGCAAATGTCAAAATTGTTAGGTATGGATGAGGCTGCATTAGCAAGAGCTTTACAGAAAAAGAAACTACTTGAAAAGATTGGTGGTGAGGAATTATTTGAATTAACAGGAGAAGAATTAGCAAAAGCAGCAAAAAGTATGGGGGCGACTGAATCGGAGATTGCTGAGTTAGTTGAAAATTCAGATACAAGAACAACCGATCAAAAAATAGAACAAGTTTTAAAACAAATGGTTGAAACTGGTATTAAAGCTCAGTTAGTTGACCAAGTAGATAATGTGTCTAGTACCAGTAAGTCAACAATAGGTATCGCAAAAGGATTTACAGGAGCTAGATATAAATCTAATCAGATGCAATCTATGGGGGCTGCACAACTAGCACTAGATTTAAATGATAAATTAACCGAATCAAATTTAAAATCTATTACATTAGGTGCTGAATCAGTTACATTATCAACAAAATCAACATCGATAAATGCAACTCCAGGTCAAGATGTAGTTTCTATGCCAGGTGGAGGTGGTAGATTATTAACAGGTCCATTTGGAGCATATAGTTTAGATGATAGGGATATGGTTATGGCTGGCGATCCTGCTAAGATGATAGGTAGTGGTGGTGGTAGCACTGATATGTCGCAATTAGCTAATGTATTTGTACAAGTAGGAAATGCAATTGTAGCAGCTGTTAATTCACAAACACAACAAAGACGAGCTGATAATTTATTTTCACCAGGTATAAATGGGGCAACATGGAGCTAATATATGAGTACTAATCCAACATTTGGTAAAGAATCACAATTTAAGAATTATAGTAATAACAATATAATTGTATTAACATCAACTGTAGCT